TTATAAATGCGGAAAAGCGGAAAAATTTACAATTTCATTCTTTAGGGTTTGGATGGATACGGATGATCATGTCCCAAAGATGATAAGTCGTTTGATGCAATTAATTCACAAAGAAGCAACCTTTATGCACAAATGGTCGGAGAATTGATAAGTAAAAATATGTGGACAAATTTCTTATCGTTTGTCGGATGTCCGTTAGACAAATGATACTATCTTTGATTTATCAAAATGATCCAGTCATGAAAACATTTGAAAACGCTATTTATATCCGGGTCTCCACAAAGGAGCAGGGTGCTTCCGGTCATGGTCTTAATGCCCAAAGGACGGAGGTCCAGTCCCGGGGGTATGTGGGCCGTGAGTTCGTGGAGGTTGAATCCGGTCGAAAGGATGATCGGAAGGTCCTCCGTGAAGCCATTGATTTCGTCCGTTCTTCCGGTGGGAAGTTGATCGTATCTAAACTGGATCGTTTGTCCCGGTCCGTGAAGATGCTTTTCGAGTTAAGGGATGCGATGATCCGGGACGGCGTGGAGGTCGTGGCGTTGAATCTCCCAAATTTCGATACCTTGTCCGTTGGGATCTATGCGGTTATGGGCCAACATGAAGCGGAGTTGATTGCGGAGAGGACGAAGAAGGGCCTCGATGAAGCGAAGAAGAAGCGTGGTGAGTGGAGGAAGGGTGGGTTCTCCGTAGAAAGCCGGGAGAGGTCTTTGGAGGCTCGTCGTGAGAAGATGCGGATGAATGAGAATATCATCCAAGCGAAGGGCATGATCGCCGTTTTGAGGAAGCGTGGGGTCTCTTTTTATGAGATCTCCCGGACGTTGAATGAATCGGGGATGAAGACTTCCCGGGGGGCGAATTTTACGCCGATGGCCGTTTCCCGGATCGTGGCCGGTGTTTAATGTGGGGACCAGGCTTTCGCCTGGTCTCCCCTTATCCGATTATTTCGAGCGTGGCCATGATGGATCCCGATATCTTCCGGGTCCGGCGTCTTTAAGAATCGGATTCGTTTTGTAGTGGTTTTCTTTCTCCGGATCGGGATAATCCCGGAATTCATGGTTCCCGATATATTCGTCGTAGATGTGGGCGTTCCAAAGGTATTTGTCCTCTTCGGTCCGGGGGAGATAGGGGTCGATCGGTTCTTTGATTCCCATTTTTCGGATAGTTCGCACTCGTCCCGGGTCCAAAAAAAGAGGTCTTTCTTGTCGAATTCCGATCCCTTCTTCCAAGCGGAGATAATGCTCTTCGATGTGATCCAGTTCATCCAAAAGGTCTTCGCATGATGTCCAGTCCTCCGGGTGGGGATAGTATTTGAGGCCTCCGATGATGATCTCACAAAGTTCCCCGATGGTGGGGCGGTGGAGTTCCACAAAGGTTCGGAGATCAGTCAAGTTCCGGATCTCGATGGTTTTCGATTTCGTTGGGTTCATTTCGTTGTAATGTGATGGTGAAGGGTTGGAAGGAGGCTTCTCTTTCATCGACGATCTCCATAGATCGATAAGTCGGAAGGACGTATTTCGCCATATCGATAACGATCCGGAGCCGGTCTCTTCCCGATAAGGATCGGAGGTCTTCGTGCAGTTGTGGAAGGTTGTGGGCGATCAGGTTGGCGAAGTTTTCCCGGATCTCCCGGTTTAATTCATGGATTCCGTTTTTGGTCTTCTTCGTGGGCATGGTTCCAGTCTTTTTGATGAGATGTCATTTTTCGGGGGAGAATTCTTCACTTAGGGCCTTTTTGGAAGTGAAGAAGTTTTTCGGCGTTTTTGATATCGTGAGGGCTGTTTTTCCTTCCGAGTTCTTCACTTAGGGGTTTTTGAAGTGAAGAATCGTTTTCGTGGTTTTTGATATCGTGAGGGCCGTTTTTCGGGGTCTTCTTCACTTTCATCGTGAATTTTCCCTTAGTGGACCTATAAGCATAGCATATCCCCTTATTCTTTTTTCTAAGTCTTTATAATTTTTTTTAGTGATGAAAGTGAAGAATGGAAGAAAAAACGATGTTTTTGGTATCATGAGGGGCGTTTTTTATTCTTCACTTAGGGCCGTTTCGAAGTGAAGACAAGTGAAGAAGTGAAGAATTGGAAGATAAGTGATGAAAGTGAAGAATTGAAAAACAAGTGATGAAAGTGAAGAAGTTTTGAGGGGTAGTCGATTACCCCTCCCGGTCGTTTTGGGGCGTTGTGAGGCCGTGATCCTTTGGATGGGGTGTAGATATACCAAGTCCATCCCGGAGCGATTGTGGGCCATTTGTGAAGGTTGTGGGGGTCTTATCGTCTCCCCTTCATCGATTCCATTTGGTTCGCCATTTCCATCCATTCCGGGCGAAGGTGAATCCTCCATCCCCTTTGCCGGGTGGCGATCATGAATCGGGGAGAGGGCTTGGATGCGAACTTTTGTTCGAATCCCATTCGTTTCATTTGCTCTCCGATCTTCTTCGTCGATAACTGGAAGCGATTCCCGATCTCCCCTTCCCTTTTGATGAAGGACGTGGAGCATATTTCTCCGGGGAATTGCCGGTCGAATTCTTCTTTTCCAAGTTCCCGTGCCTTTTCATCCAGTTCCTCCGGGAGATAGAACATTTGGGAGATGATGTCCTTCTCGATGGATGTCTCCTCAAAACGTTCCCTTCCATATTCTTCCAAGCGGACGATCTCTTCCCGGGTCAGGAAGAATCCGGTCGGGTTTTCCTTCCATAGCCGGAAGCATTCGATCCAAAGTCCAGTCCGGTCGATTTTGTCCATTTTGGCGAAGTCGATCCCGGTGATGTGAACTGGAAGGATCCGGCGGTTCCCGGTCGGATCGTTGAGGATATGCTCGTCGTTTGTCGTGCCGCAAAAGACGGATAAGCGGACCAAGTCTTCGGAGAATCGGTCGTAGGGTTTGCGGATGGAAACGATTTGTTTGGAGAGGATTTCTTTGAAGAGTTTGGCTTCCTTCTTTGATTTCCCTCCGAATTCATCGTCGCAAATGATTAATTTCTTCGTCATGAGAAGATAAGAATCCTTCCCCGGGTCGAATTTGTCTTCGCAGTAATACCGGCGGAGATCCGGTGGAAGCAGTTCCCGGAAGAATCGGGTCTTCCCTATGCTTTGTTTTCCGCATAGGACCAAGCATAGGACGGAATGCGTTCCCATCATGGAACCGATTACTCCGATCATCCATTTTTTTATCAAAAGTCTTCCGAATTCGATATCCCCTTCCCGATCGTTTTTGATGCGGACGGATGAGATGAATTCATCCAGTACTCCCCTTTGGTTCGGGTGCATGGCGTTCCCTTCCAAAAATTCTTTGAAGGGGTCAAATGATTGTACATGATTCGAATTCATGATCGAAAAGACCAAGTCCGAAGGTGCGTTTGATTTGCCGAATTCCTTTTTCGCTTCGATGGATATCGTTTGCGTGAGTTTGTTGCTCACCTCTTCTCCGTCCATTTCCAAATGCTTCGTCCGGGTGTTGAATTTGAGGGGGTAAGAATTCACGAAGTCGATTACGTCCTGAATCGATTCTTTTTCTTTATCCGTTTGTCTTTCAATTAATTCCGAAGATGCGTTCATTACCTTATCGACGTAAGGAAGGGCGATCTCTTCGGGGATTTGCTCGATCTCCGTAAGAATTCGGATGGCCGTTTTTTTTGCGATTTCTTCGGTGGCCGGTCCTCCATTTGTCCCGATCCTCTTCCGGTGATGAATGGCCGTTTCGAGTGCCTTCGTTTTTCGTGGATCTCTTTCGATGATGCCGGTTTTTCGAAACATGAAACGAAGTGATCCAAGTGAGACGGATCCCCGGGAGCCTTTGGAGATTTCTTCCCATTTTTTGTCCGTCTTCTCCGGGGTGTAGTTTGAATAGTGCCGGGAGATATCGTGAAAATATGCCCGGCCCGATTCCCCGAAGTTTGTTAAGGCGTGGCCCATTCGGATCCAGTTCGTATGCCGGGTCCCTCCGTGCCGGTTGGCCATTTCCAAAGGGACGTCCATCCCCTTTGTATTTACGTCCATGAGGGCGAATCGGAGATCTTCTTCGTCGTAATCGAAGACGGAAGGCCTTCGGGGGCGTGTGTATCGGTTGTCTTTGTCCGGGGCCGTTGTAGGGGATTTGGTGAAGTTTGGTAGGGGATTTGGTGAATCCGTTGTAGGGGTTTTGGTTACTGGTTCCCTCCGTTGTAGGGTTTTTGGTAGGGGGCGGATTTCCGCATTGGAAGGGTTTTCTATGGAATAGAGATCCGGGTCGTGGGTTGCATATCGGAGCCGGTTGATGTTTTTACAAGCATCGTCAATAATGATCCCGGAATCTTTGTAGATGGATTCCAGTTCGTAAAAGTGGAGACGGAGGTCTTCGGGAGCCGATTCCTTCCTCACCTCGATTCGATGGATGATCATGAGACCTTCTCCGGATGCCGATTTGGAGATCATGATTACGGACGGATCTTTTCGCATGGTCAGGGCGAAGGCGTTAAGATCTATTCCGGGATTGTCTTTTCCGTCGATGTCGATACATAGCATCCCGGAAGGGCGATCTAAATTCTCTTCCGTCTTTCCTCCGTGGAGGAAGGTCCCGGAGATCGTGAAAGCGTGGAGGTTTTGCTTCAATTTGTCCCGGGCCTCTTTCGTTTTAGCATTCCGGATCTTTTGTATTTCGGATGCGTATTCGTAGCCTTTGAAGAGGTGAATCAGTTTTTCGACGGAGATCTCGTCGTTTGGGTCTTTGGCGAAGACGGAGAGGTATTTGGATATTAGTCCAAGCCGGTTGTCGTATGTTTGCATATCGTTTGCGTTTGCGTTAAGCATATAAAAGGGATTCGTCGTGGTGGGCGGTCCCTTTTTTATTTGGTTTTGAGATAGGATTCGATGGATTTTTCGGGGATTAGGATCCGGGTTCCCTTTCCGTGCTGGAGGGTGTTGGTGATCCTTCGGGCGGTGATCAGGGTCCGGAGCCGGTTGATGGATAGACGGAGCCGATCGGAGGCTTCCTTCATAGTGTAGAGTTTTTCTTCGGTCATTTTGCCTTTTTTAGTTCTTTGGCTGTGGTGGATGGTGCGGACAAAAGGAAGCCGTCGGCGATGGATTCGATGGCTTTCTCGATGATCTTCTCGATGGGTTTTTGATATCGGAGGGAGGCCATTTGGAGGACCTTCATTTGGAGGGGCGTGATTTTTACGTTGTAATCGATGAGATCCGGCGGTTCGTTATTCTTTGGATTTGTCATGGTAGGGGTGGGGTTTGAATTTCCAAATGGGATCTCCGGGATCCCCGATGGTTTGGATGATTGCGTATAGATGGGAAGTGATTTCGAAGAATGAATCCTTCATGTTTTGGGGAAGGCGTGGATGGTTCTTTGAATGAAAAGAATCGGTAGGCCCAAACATGGTTTGCAGTTTGAATATTTTGTCCGTATCGATCGGGGTGGTCGATTTTGAAAAGCGTCCTCCGGGATGATCCGGATCCGTCCATTTGACGATAAGTGAGAGGAGGTCCGTTTCCAGTCTCCCAAAGTCCTCGATGTCGTTTTCGCTATATTCTTTCATAAAAGATGGGGCTATGGGGTTAGGGACCAGGCTTTCGCCTGGTCCAAGTAAAGGAGTATTAATCGTTAGGGGTGGAGATGATGATATCGATCCGGATTCTTTGATCCGGGGATGCGGTGGAAGATCTCGTCTTCCTTCGTGGGGTCATGAGGTCCCGGAGTTGTGCCGGGGTGATCGGGAAGGATCCCGATGGGCAAAAGAGAAAAGGCTCTTCGTCTTCCTTTGGCCGTTTGTGGTGGGTTGGCGTTTGGTTCATTTTAGATCAGGGCGTTTTTGGGTCCCTATATTTATAAATGCGGAAAAGCGGAAAAATTTACAATTTCATTCTTTAGGGTTTGGATGGATACGGATGATCATGTCCCAAAGATGATAAGTCGTTTGATGCAATTAATTCACAAAGAAGCAACCTTTATG